CGCAATTCATGTTCGCGACCGAATATCAAAGATTGCAACTTGTACGCCTTTAAAAAAGAAAACTATCACCTCAATCAATCACGTGGTTGATTGGAGGCTCTGGATCTTTCGGATCCAGAGAGACATATGTCAGATAGCACAAAAAGCTTGACGTAAAAAGCAATCCCAAAAGGGATAGAATCATTGAATCCGAAAACTCCTAAGAGTTATCGCGTTTTAATACCAGATAAATCTGGCGGCCGGTGACTGCACCACACAACATCCATAAAGGATGCTTGCCCCACATTCAATAAAATGCGGACCAAAGCCATTCAATTTACAGTTTTATTCTGGTTTACTGTTATCTCAGTTTGATTTTTGAACTTTAGCTTTTCTGCTATACCGCGATAGAAGCGGACCCCCTCTCACAGGGGCTCTCGTTTTTGTCTAGGTCCGAGCTGACCCGTTGGCAAATCGCGCAACTAGACTGGTGTTGGCACGGTCGTAAAATAGTAGCGCGGAGGTACGTTAACAAACCCTGCCATCGTAAAGTCGGTTCCTGCGGAACAATATGTTTCGAAGGTGTTGACGCCGGCAGCATTTTGAGGCGCTGTGTAGTTATAGTACCAATAAGTATCCCTGTTGGGATTGCCCGAGGCACCAATATTTGCATACCCAGAATACAAAAAATTGTACTGGGAGAATAGTGGAATCTCAGCAACCACAGATGGATTGACCCTACTACTAGACATGGTGATACCAGAATCCGTTGGAAAAGGGGCATTCGCACTCGTACCAAATTCTTGGGTTGTTACAGCATCAGCAGCAAGCTGACCGGCAGTATTGGTCAATGCATACGCATAATTGCGCACTCGCGCATTGGAAGTTGCCAGTGTATAATCCCAGGGGCAGCGCCCTATGCTCAAACGATAATCTTGAGTATTGGCACTATTAGGTAACGAAATAACGCGCCATTTCATGGATCCACGCATACCTATAAAACATGCCGACATCCATTGTATGGGACCCTCGTTTACCCACCAAAACAATTTATTTCCGGTGGCTAAGGTTGAAACGGCCTGATCCATTTGACCCGTTGAACCATTAGGTTGATACCCAAAGTATCCAGGATAATGGGAGTTTTGAACCGTAACGGAATTGTAACCAGCTGCACATTGAATGCAATCTCTACGATAGAAATTCTCTCTCTGCATTAGGGTTCTTAACGTTTGAATACGTTCACCCATATTTACAAGGTAAGAATTATCATCTTGTGTTACACCTGGAGCCATCTCAAAATGTTCCTCCTTTGACTGAAGAGGCATTGCCGAGAATCGGTGGCTCGTTGTAATGGGATTGGCATATTCGCCGTTCTCCATATGGGTATGAACAACAATTGTAGCATTGGCAGAACTAATAGGTCCAACCAAGGCATTACCAACGCGCACAGTGAGTCTCCCGACATGATACAAGTTATTGAAAGTGATGGCCGTAGCCCCACGGACAGAATAATCCTGCGACATTGCAGAACTACAATTCTTCCAGTTTGTGGCACTAACAAAGGGCACCTTGAAACTAATCTTATCACACTGTTGAATATCCCAAATTTTGGTAACTAAAGTGTTTTCAGACCCTGCAGAGGCTGTCCCCCCAGCAGGATCGAACGTAACAATCAATCGACCCTGGTGATAAGAAGATGCCACAAGTTGAAGGGTGTAGATAATATCACCCCGCCAATCCCTAAACATACGTGAAACATTAGCCATGGGAGTATCATACAAAACATTATATTTTGTAGACACGGTGGAACCTGCCATCGTTGGAGTGACATTGGCTGAAAACAACACAAAGTCAGCTGCGTCGGATTGAGCCCAAGCTGCTGTAGTGAGGACACAACTTCGCGCACATAATTGCGCCACATTAAGTTCATCACCCCCAGCAAAACCAGCGGCTCTTGTGTCTACTGTAAGTTCATTTTTGGGATCCAATGCAAGTTTCTCATGTACATCTGCTATCGTTCCACTGGCCATACCACGTGAAAACATGATACGACTCGGTGCAGAACTAGTGATCACTGGCACCTTTGAAAATCCAAAAAGTGCAGCAATCCTGGCTACTGCATTGGCCCCAAGCTCTGTTGCTCGAGCGAACTTACCAATGACTGGAATATCAGTTAGGCGCTTCCCAATGCCGGCAACTACTGAAGCCGGATAAGAGACGGGACCCAACAGATACTCGTCCTTGGCTTGGAGCGCCATAGTAGGCGCGGCTAGAACGACGTCCTCCATCCATGCATAGACATTGATGGAACAACCCTGTGAAGTCGCCGAAGCGGCCGCCAAGGATACAATAGGATAGAGATCCAATGCACCCAAAGCAGTTCGCTCCGTACCCTGAATTTCAATGAAATTCTTTGGATATATGTAGGGTAGAGTCATTTCTCCGCCTTCATTTGTATGGGGCTTAATGAAGATGGTAGGACGCTGAGTGTAGGTCGTGATTGCATTAGACACTTCACGCTGATCGCCAGAAATATCATACAAACCTACGCCGGGAAGAGGACAGTAAGACAATGCATAAAGTCCGTAAACAAAAGGAGTGCTATTCACCAGAACATTGATTTTCAACGTTCCTCGCAAATAACGATAATTCTCCAATTTGTTTTTTATGGCCGTATTATTGAGAAACAATGACCATGGATCATAGCGTGTTACTGCAAAAGACGCACCTTGCGCTATGGTTGTGGAGATGATCCGAGTTGGACGCGAAAGAAATGTCTTAAGATCGAGATCAGGACTATAAATCTTCGCATAGAGTTCAGAATCATCACCTGGTAGAGCAACATCTTGCTGCTCGACCTCATCCACAAATTCCACATTAACATCTTTTTCTGTACCAACGGTCTGATTGTCGAGTTCATCGCGCGCTTGCAGCTGGAAGCAGCAAGCACCCTTAATGTCAACATCCATAACACGATTGGGACGTGATGCCTGTGGTTTAGGTTCACTAGGAACCTGAACCGCCATTTCGTTGGCGGCGGACGAGCTCAAAGAGCCAAAAGAAACAAAAGAATTAGCTGGTCTGTATACTACACAGTGAGACGACCATGTCTTCACCATGCGGTTGTTTTGTTTTGGCCACTACCTTAAAACCAATGCTAAAAAGCACGCTTTGGGTCATCCCCTAGGTGGTGAAACAACATACCCACTCTGCTCTATTATCGGAAACTTCAAAACCGAACTAATGAGCCAGCTGCATGCTGCTCTCCTGTTTAGCTTAACGTCCGTAGTGAGTTACGGACTGTATGGTGCCTACCACTTAAAGTGGAGGCGACGAGCAGATGATTGTTCATACTGCTCCTTGAGCTGTTCCCAAGTGGGGAAAGTGCTCTGTTGGGCCCAGATTTCCATAAGACCCAGTTCTTGAGCAAAGCGCACACACATTGCACGCTTCTTCTCAAAAGTAACACGGCCGTACCAAAAGTATTCGCGGGTTACTGTGCTTAATACATCCATTGTTTGCTTTTGCACTGGATCTTCCTTAGATGGAATGTGCAACGTCAGCATTTTGGCAATTGAATCCTCATCCAAAGGACATACAAAGTGTCCTAGATCTTCATCGAAACGCCACACGCGTTTGAGAAACGAAACTTCATCAATATGGATGTAAGGCACCGATTCCGCGTCTTTATCAGCCATTGTGTATACAATGCCGATGTTAGCTAGAACACTAGCAACAGATGTGTGGTTAAACCATTCACAACCCTGCTTGACACCGAAGACATTATCATCACCATAGGTTTGCAGAGCCACATTCTTTTTAAAATCTCGAGAACTACGTTCATTGGGGTTCAATGAAGCATAGGCATAACGAATGTAAAGAGCGTTCACAAGTGAGTTGATAACGACTGTAAGAGGATGCCCGGAAGGATTGGAACCAGAAAACTGGACCAAATCTCCATTAAAATCAACCAATGGAAAGGCAGTGTCAAAAGCAACACCCACCATCACTTTGACATCATCATCTGAAAAATTTCCACTCTTCTCACAAATGGCTATGATAATTTCAAAAGCTGCCAGAATCACACTGGGGGGCATACGCTTATCAAATGCTTTGTAATCACCTGCCACCAGTCTATCACAACCGAAACGAGTAAGGAAGGTACGAATATCTTCCCATTCCTGAGATTGAGCGACGCAACCAATGGAAGCTTCAAACGTAAATCTATTCAACTGCATCAATCTAACAAAAGATAGATAATACTTGCGGACGACGATATTCCAGTCAACAGGCGAAGCGCAAAAGACACGTGTCAATTTTTCTTTGACTTTCTTCATCTTGAGAGCCTCATCCTTTAATGAACCGGAGAAAACAGGCATAGCCATTTTCCCATCAAGATAGGTTTGAATGATGATCTCCACACGATCCATTACCTCAGGTGTAAAAACCATTGGATCCGAACACGCTTCAGTGGGCGGAACTTTCTCTAGAAAATTTTTCTTAGTCTTTTTCCAGGGGCAGCCCATAGATGTGGCGCGATTCATCTTATCCACAAAACGAACACCATTGGCTCCATTAATTGCCGTCATATCATCATACACAAACAACTCTTCACGTAGGGTCTGGGGGTCCAGGCGTTCTGTGATTTCATCAATAAATTCGCATTTGACCTTATCCAGAAGACCAAGATCAATATCAGTCACAGGATTCGTCGTTTCCTTAGCAGCATTGTACCAGGGTGCCCAACCATGCATGACAGGGGCCGCAGTTTTCACTTCGTAACCCTCAGCAAGTGCCAAATCATGGGTAAGTGTCTTACAAACCTTTGATTTGCCTCCTGTACGGAATCCTGCAAAACTACCATACACGGTCGCTACTCCATCTTGTAAAAAACGAAAAGGTGAACGCGGGTGTAGCTCGTGCTCAAAAGATCTCACAGCGCTTTCTGAAGAAAGCATGGGTGCACCAGATTGGATAGCAAACGGCTTGAGAGAACCTCTAGCCTGTTCAATTTCCGTGATAGTCACAGGTAAAGCTGCGACATCACACAACACACCTCCCACATGGATACCAGCGAGGAAAATACCACTTTGCTTGCGCAAAAGTAAGAGAGAACCACAATCACCATCTTGTGTGGGACGTTCAGCAGTGCCCATCCAACATGTGATGAGTCCTAATGTGGCTACGGCTTGTTGGCTCTTAAAGCAGTTGAAAACTTCAATATCAACAACCTCACCATTCTCATTTCGCTGTAGATAGAATCCATTACTGACTCCTGACATATCATCACGAGCAAAAAATCTAGTAATGTCTTTGCGTGGCGGTAATGCTCGAATTTGGAAAAAAGCTAAATCCTTTTCAGGCATCCGAAAAATCTCCCCTTGTGTAAGCAAAAACTCCATATTCTGGTTAATGCCTTCTCCTTGTGGAGCGCATGTTACCAACATCTTTATGTCACCCTTGGGATTGAAAGCATGATTGTTAGTCATATAAAATTGGCCACCCAAGCATACAGCTTTCATGGATCTTTTACAACCATTATTGATAGCTGCAAAACTA